AATTGTGCAAAAAATTTTTACCCATGATGTTACATGAGGTGAAAAGCACCGAGAAATAAGGGAATTTCTTGTAACTTGGTGTTGCACAAAAAGGCACATTTATCGCCACTATTCCCAAAAATCAACACTAACACCTCCTTGGTAACAATGTGTTACACCCCATAAACAACAATTCTGACAGCCAATGTGTAAAATTGTGCATTCTTTTCTTGTAACATAACGAGAAATTAGTACATTTAAATCAAACAACACACAAAAGGAGTTTTAAATGTTTACAACAGATAAAAATATCAAAAAGAAACCAAATGGAGATCTATGGTTTATTGATTTTGGACATGGTGTTAAAAAATACATTGTCGACCAGCCGGTAGTTGGTGAATATTATTTAAGAAGTGTTGGTAATTGTCTTCAAAAAGTATTAGTAGAAAAAATTGCCAGAAATAATAGACCAAAAATACGAGTATTTTATCATTCAAAAAATGAATGGAAGTCTATTCCTACTCCATGGAAAAAAGACTTATATCACGATTACCAGGTAGCATAATGTTTGAAATTGCTGTGACTACCTTTGTTCACATAGGGATGATTGGTTTTTTTCTCTATTTTATCTGGGAGTTTTTCGGAGAATAATTTAAGGCCGGGGTTTTCCAATTAAGTAACAACACACAAAAGGAGACCCCGGTGCAGAGATCTTATAATATTTAAGCTACAGATAAAAGTCCTGAGTTTAATTTAGCCAGGGTAATTCCCTTCTTACCAATTTCCTCAATCATCTTTGGTGTAAATTCTAGTATAGGTACAGTAGTAAAATTACTTGTTCCTATTTCCATTCCGTAGTCATTAATTAACCATTCATTCATGTAACTTTGTATATTTTCATCATTTTCATTTTCAAGTAGTGAGTCAGGATCTGACTCATTTAAACCATCTCTTAAATAAAGTTTAAATTCACTCATTAAGTAATCATCTTCTTTTACAATAGAATAAACATCGTCTATGGTTTTAGCGTTCTTTAATTTTGTACCTTTGTAGTCAAATGTAGCTCCACTATCAAATGAGACGGCTCCGTCTTCTTTGTTGCCAAAGGAACCCTCTTCTAACTTAGCACCATATTTCTTTGAGAATTTGTTTATAAACGAAGGTAGCATATTATCATAAAAACCAATCATGCCCTCACCACCAACTTGTAAATCTAAACCTGAATATTCTAAAGCACTACCATCTCTTAAATAATCTTTATTTTTTCTATCTTCATTAATTTTATCAGCTAAGTCTTTCCCTACATAATCCGATAATTTTTCAGGGAAGATATTTTGATTTAATACTAATGAGTCTCCGTCTTTTCCGTAAGCTTTTAATCTAATATATGTATTGTCAGAGTCGTTTGGAAAAGCTTTTTGTATTTCAACCTTACTAATTTGTTTACTTAAATCGTATCTATCTTTTTGTATTTGCCCTGGTGTTAAAGATATGGCTTCAAAACCATTATCAACAGCATACTTAATTAATCTCTTTATAGTAAGTTCGTGCCAGTTCTTTTTGAAAGGTGTGTTAGGAATTTTTTTATCATTGTTTGTTCTTAATTTATTAGCCTGATAACTTAGTTCAAGTATTTCTCTATTAATTTCTTTTCTAGAATTTTCAAGAGCATTGTATTGTTTAGAATATTCATCAGCATCTATGTTTTTTCTATTTATTGCTAAATTATTAAAATTAGCAATTAAGTCTCTCATTTCTAACTCTTTAGCAAATTGTCTATCTTCAAGTTCTTTAATCTCTGAACTTAAATTATTATCCGTATACCCTTCTTTTCTACCCTGTTGATGAAGGTCGGATTGTATTTCTTCAATAAATAATGTCTTTTTGCCGTTTATTTCTCTTTCATTAAATCTTGCATGAGCTATTAAGTTATGGCCTTCTGGCACTTGTCCGGCAAAGTGTGACGGAACATAAGGTTTTTCATTAGTAGGTAATGATATTAATATTTCTTTATAATTTTCTCCACCAGGTACGACAAGATCTCCTGTGCCATATCTTGTGTCATTGACAAATTCTGATCTTTCAACACCTAGTTTGTCATTTAAATATTCTTCTAAATAATTTTCTTCCTGGGTATCAGTTAATTTGTCGTTATTCCAATCATCAACAAGTCTTTGATTATACTTATTTCCTAAGAACATAAAGAAATCTTGATAAAGATCATAGTCATTCATTATATATATTCTTGCTTGTTCAAAAGTATTTGCTTTATCTAAAAAGTCTATGATTGCACCCTTGTCATTATAAGCATCTCCAGCAACTAAATTTTCTGACTGACCTTCTTTTTCTCCTAAAAATTTATCATTAATTTGAGTAGAGATATTATTCTCCAGGATATAGTTATCTAGCTCTTCTTTTGTAACTTTATCTTTGCTTGAAAGAAAATTATCTAGTCCTGTATCCACAATCTCAGATTGTTTGATGCCTGGCATATTATTAATTTGATTTAAAATCTGTTGGCCTGAACCAGAATTAAAATTCATATCCAGGACAGCTTCAGCTAAAACAGAATAATAAGGATTGGATGACTCTGATAATAAACCTTCTTCAGTCTCAGGAGCTTCTTCGGCAGTTAAAATATAATCAGATAAGAGAGATTGATCTGGCATTGGAGTTGTATTACTGAAATCCAAAGGATCTATTTCGGGAGTTGTTAAGAGACCTGAGGGTTGTTCTACTTCAGGTGTAATGAGAATATTAGATTGATTGTCCTGAGTTGCTGTTGTTATTTTTTTGTTAAGTTCTTCATTGAATTTATTTTCAGCATCAATAGCTCCCTGGTCAGGAGTCAGGATAGAGCCTGATGGGGTATTACGGATATCATTAAGGAAGTTGATTGCCGGGCTAGAAAAGAAGTTCATGCCTTCCTGGATCATGTTGGAGTTACCCAAGATACCGGAGTTGATTGTTTCTTCAGTAGCTTTACCACCCAGGATACCACCAGTAACAAGTCCAGTGCTTTTTACAGGGTCTGATAATAAAGACCGAACACCAGCCATAGCTCTTGGTGCATACTGAAAAGCTTTAATTCCTAAATTTAATAAATTCATGATCCTTGTGTTTTAATGGGTGCTTCTAAACAAGCTAATTTATGTTGTGTTAAAGTGGTTTGACGTAGCTCCAGGGCCACTGCATCAATGAACTCAATATCTCTATTGCATTCTTCTTTGGTCATATACTTACGAGCAAATGACGTACAGTGAGGGTCGACATAGTTTTGGGTTAGATAAGTACATAGATATCCGACCAAGAAATAAACCTTAACCATCGCAACTCTTTAACCACTCCTTTAATTCTGATTTATAAAATAATTCGGTAATGCCATTAGACATTCCGTTGACAATCGACTCTTCGTCTTTGTCTTTGAGTAAATAGATATAGTAGATCGCATGACAGAGTTCATGGATAACCAGGTTCTTACTGTCGACATCATTTCTATCGACAATGTCTTTATCTAAATAAATTTGGTAGGGTGGTTTGCTCAGAAAACACCCTTGCATTTCGCAAACATTGTAGGCTACATCATGATCGATGGGAGTTAGGTAAATTTTAAAATGTCCTATACTGACGTATTCAGGAAGAGATATTTTTTTCATTACATTCCTGGCATCGACAAATTGCACATTCGCACATACAACTCATTTCTTTATGACAGATACAGCCACAGCTTTCGCATTTGCTCATTACTTCTTTTTCTTTTTCATTTTTTTGCCAGTTTTTTTGGCATACTTTTCTGCTTCTTTTTTACCCTTTGCTGTATAAGGGAATTTTTTTCCACCGACTTTAGGCATTTGCTTTCCTTTCTATGTAAAAGTTCTGACATTGGTTGGTTTACCCCCAACACCTTGTCTTTTGTTTCTCTTTCTTCTCACAGCTGACTTAATTTGTGCTGAAGTCATACTGTTTGCTTTTGATCTTGGAACACACTTTGGATATTTTCTTTTGGAGCCTTTAGTGGATGAGCGACCACAACTTGCAAAGCTTCCATCTTTTTTCTTCGATCCAATATCAACCCAGTCTTCCTTGAACCACTTGGTTAATCCTCCACTTGCTCTACTCATGCTTTTTTGGTTCGGTACTTACCACCTCTTTTTTTATAAGTTTTTACCAACCAGGCATTCGCATAAGCACTAGGATAAACATCAAACTTTTTCTTTGCTTCGCTTTTCACTCTTGCATACAAAGCTCTATCTACGGGTACATTCTGAGAGGCCATTAACAGTTCCACATCTTTCTCGACCAATAATTAGCTGATAGTCGGTTATTTGTGCCTTTGATACCACCTGACCTGGCACAATAAGATTTTTTACGATCAGGATTATTCTTCTTAATAGACATACCTTTTGCACCAAAGTTAATTTTCTTTACTCTTCCAGTGCTAGGGTCTTTGACGAATACTTTAAATTTTTTAACATCTCCAGCCATGGGTTTATTGAGGGTGACTTTTCTTCCTTTATATTCTGCCATTACTTTTTACCCATGAATTTTGTTAGTGAACGTAACCCGAAGCTACTTGCGATAGCTCCATACATGGCAAATTGGAACCAGGATGGGGTTGCTGACAAGGCGTTAAATCCTCTTTCGACATAAGGTTGAAATGGTGGAATAAAACATCCAGCAATAATCATGATAAATAAAATTGTCCAGGCTTCGTCTTTCCAGCTATCGCCACTTTGTTCGATTGCTTTTAAATCAAAATCAATTTCACCAGCTATTTGTTTCTCCATTAACTTAGTCTTTGCTTTGATCTCGGTAAGTTTGTTTTCAGCTTTAGCTTTTTTGGTATCGACTACACCTTTAACAACATCACCGGCTACACCTAATAATGGTTTCACTAACATTCCCCACATTTATATATTTGCCATCCTCTCTGCTAGTTCTTCACATCTATTTTTTGTTTGTTTTCTCCATCGACTGTCGAGCATTTGATGATGAGCTTCAACAAAGTCTGACTCCTGGAGAGCTTTAATCATCATCTTAAAATTTTGGACACCTTTATATCCAAGCTGATAAATCATTTCACACAAGATAGACATCATCTCTTCATTATCTGGTAAGTTATAAGTCTCACAGAGCTGTTCTGTTTGACTCCAGGCATTATCAAAATCTTTATCAAAGATAGCTAACCAACCTTCTTCGGTAGTTGGAATTTCTTCACCTTCTAAAATTTTGTGACCCCATCCACCAGTTTGCCAGGACTCTGTCACTCCGTTATAGGTTAGGTTGTATGGCTCTAAACTATAACCTTCATGCTTTTTGATTGATTGTTTTGTTATTTCTTTGATGTCCATTATTCACTTGCTATTTCTCCAGCTATACCCAGGTAGCCACAAGCATCCACATAATCATCTGGATTTACTTTGCCTATCTTGGTTCTGGCTATCTTTAATAGAGCCATCATGACTGCTACTTCATGAGCAGTGAACTCCACGCCTTTATAGGCTGACCAGAGCTTGGCAATATTAATATGGTTAGTAGTCATGTCGCCATGTTGATCGTTACGATCATTATTGACGAGCTGTGATGCTATATTGAGGATGTCACTATTCTTCATAGTTGGCCTGTCCACCTTCCTTTATTATCTAAAGGCATTGAATGGATACAGGGTTGGCAGTATCCGACATAACCAATACTAGCAATCGATATGATGGGCCTCTTAATAAAGTTTTTCGAGTACCTAAAATTCTCAGCCTTTGGGTTAATACTTGATCCGATACACATCGCAAAATTCAGTGCTGTGGGTGAAGACCAGTAAGTTAATTCACTTTTGGTATGTTGATGCCCGGTCACCAGGGAACATCCAAGCTCTTTGGAGCTTTGAATTACACTTGATTTAAAATGATGCGTAAAGAAAACATTGTTTCCGTTTTTAAGCTTAACAATTAACTTGTCATGCCATTTCCATTTTGCTTTGATCTCAAACATTTTATTGAGATCTTTAAGAAAGCTCCTGGGGATACCAAAACTCTCAGCTTTGCGTATGACTCGGATATCATGATTTCCATATAAGATATCCATCTTAGGAAATAACTTTTCTAATTTCTTTATTTCTGTTTTTGCTTTTTCTACTTCAGTAGTAGGGTTGTCAGTTTCAGCAGAGATAGAATGAAAAGATACACTAGAGAAGTCTACCAGGTCTCCGATATGGATAACTTTGTTCCATTTTGTTAGACTCTTGATAGCCTTAATCCAAGGCCAGTAATCCGGGTGTTGGGCTGGGAAGTGAGTATCACTTAATAATAATATTTTCACCTTAATATGATGTTATTGATTTTTGAATTTTGTCGAAAAAGTCTTTAGCACCTTACTGTCTCGTAAGGTTACAAGGGGTTAGTCAAATAATTAAGTCTTTGATGATAACAATAAACTGAGTTAGTAAAAGAAAACCGACAGACCATAATACTCTCTTGATTGATAAAATATCAGCTTCGATGTGTTTCAGATGATTTGACTCAATCAGCCTTATTCGCTCTGATATGACTGCCACTTCTTTATCTAGTTTATTTAGTTTTTCAGCTTGTGTTGCCACCACCTACTCCTTGTTTTAATTTTTCATTGTTTAAAGTTTGTTGACTTAGTTTTTCTGCTAACTCTCTTTCTTTGGAGTTATCAGGTTTTTGAAGAGCAAACTTCATGACATCATCGATGGTCATATTGAGCCTGGCTTGTCTCTCTTCAAAGTTACGATCAGCCCAAACAGATAATCTTTCTGTTAAAAACTGAATGTGCAGATCTTTTTCTTTGCTTTCTTTTTTTAGTTCTCGGTTTTCTTTGCGTAGTTCTCGATTAGCTTCTTTGGCCTTATCAAGTAAATGCTGTAGTTCTTTTGCTGTACTCATAAGATCATAGGAACATAAAATTTTTTTGTAGTCTAGGTAACCAGGGATCAGGTAATACCAGGTAACAAATAGTTCTTATTATTCTCCTTTTGATTTTGAGATACTTTTAATAAATTCGTATTCTTTGCCGTTAATAATTTTAACGTCTATTTCTGCCTCTACTTCACCACAAACAATCTGAGCATCTTTCATGTTACGCTCCATAATTCTTTTGTTCTTCAGGCATTCACTCACAGAGTCTTGAATAGTATGTTCAATTAATACTCCACCAGAAAATAAACATAAGGCTAATACTGTCTTAATCATTAATGGTCTCCGTTCCCATTAGCAAATTTAATATCTCTTGTTTGATCTTTAAGTTTTTCTACATCTCCAGATAGTTGATCGACCATATCCTGGAGGTGTTCTATCATGACTTTAGAATGTGCGTTTTCTTCTAAAATAACTTGATGTTTTTCTACTTGCCCGGCTAAGAACTCTAGTAGCATAAATTGTTCGTCATCAGCTGGAAGATTGCCCATCAAACCCCTGGGCCACTTAATTCTAAATTCAGTGTTTAGCTCTAGGTCTTTTTCCATCAACTCTAGCCTGGTGCTATGTTGATTGAGCGTTTCCATGATCCCAAAATAGGCATAAACCCCGACAGCCACCCCAACTATAATCGATAGCATATTTCGAATAGGCATCGAAATTGATGTGTCGTCTGATAGCTTCATGGGAGTTGTTTATAATTATGGTTTAGGATATGTTGTTTTGACTTCAGCTATTTTATCCTTCCAAGTATTAGTGCCATTAACACTATCCCAGTATTGCATATCTAACTGGTCTTGGATTGACGGATAAGCACTTGCTCTATCTCTTTGATACTGATTGTTGTCATACTCAGTTTGTAATAAGGCTTTTTCAGCACTTACTTCAGACCATGTATAAGGCTTTGTATCAGAGAAGATAGCAGTACCATTAGCATCTGCACCAGAAACAAAATCAACACCACTGTTGTATTCTTCTTCAGTTGTTGGCTCACCTCTAACAACAAACTCATGGCTATTGCCACCCTTTTTGTTGAGAGATTGTATTGCTGTTGCTATGTCTGTCATTTTGCTTTTCTCCTTTTAAATTTATTGAGCTATTTCCATAGCTATTATTGTAGACCTTTCAACATCACTATAACCACCAGTGTTTGCTGGCATATTCATAGTCCATGCACCAGCATTAGTTTTTATTTGCATTTTGTATTGGACAGCTGAGCTAGTGTTAGGTGAGTCCACAACTACCATTGGTGCTGAAACTGTATAGTAAGCTGATTGTCCGTCTGAAGCCCAACGTCTTACACTAAATGGATCTGCACTTACATCACTACCAGCAGTATTATTTCTAATTTTCATGAAAACATTTGCACTTCCTGTATTACAACCAATTCTAGGATAACACATTATCATTACTTTGCTTGATGTTGCTGATGGTGTAATAGTTACATCCATACCACAATCTACATAACTTGTAGAACTTGATGTATCTGTGTTTGTTTTAATTGTTTGAACTACTTGTAAAACTTTTCCTAAACTTAATCCACTAGCAGAAGTAATACTACTTGGTAATGATGTGATACCACTAGGCAAAGTAGTAACAGAACTGATTGATTGATTATTTAATCTGATTAACGCCATACTATGCTCCTATTTCTATTAGTGTCATCCAAGTTGCAGGACTCATTCCACCGTCAGCTATACTGTCGTGAAATATTCTTCCGTCTCCTGATGTGCCTAATTTACATTGTGTTTTATAAGTTGTAGCACTAGTAGTAGAAGGACTATCTAAGTATGTGTAGGATAATGTATATCCACTCTCTCCTACATAACCGTCTTGTCTAAATTTTGATGCACCACCAATTTCAGTAGAACCTCTTAGTGTTCTAATATAACCTATAATGTTATTAGAAGTTCCAGTGTTCACTTTACCCTGATTGTTCCACATAACTAAAACTTTAGAAGATGTAGAACTAGGAGTAATTGTAGCTGATAATCCTGTATCTGTATAAGTAGTTGTACTCATAGCAGTTTGGCTAGTGTCTTGAGATTGAACTATTTGTAAGACTTTTCCTAAAGCTAATCCACTATCTAACTTAGCAGAGGTAATCGCACCATTGTTTATCTTAGCTGAAGTTATTGCACTATCATTTATCTTAGCAGTTGTAACAGCATTACTGCCTAACTTCGCTTCTGTAATAGCTCCGTCTGCCACAGTCGTAATTAACCCTGTACCATAATGCAATATCCAATCACAAGTATCACTAGCAGATACTGTGGTATCAAAGGTAATCGTACTACCACTGACACTAAAGTTGCCTTGCTGTACGACACCACTAATACTAATCAATAAGTTGTTAGCACTAGAAGGTACAAAGTTTACTGAGGATTTCTGTAAGGTGTAACTTGCTGAACCATCAAATGTTAAGTTATCTAAAACTTCTACGTTGGATATGCTTTCAGTTCCTCTGCCTATGTAGCTCATTCTGAACCCCCATTATCTGTAATTGTGTTTCCTTCAGCTACCCATTCTAGTATTTCTTGGTAGTGTCGGTTTGCTGTGTCGTGAGGAATTTCCCAAACTGTACCATCTGTAAATGTAACAGAATAACTATTAGTCCATTCACCTTCTACGTATGTTTTTTGTACTGTGTTAATCATAATTCTGCATCTGCCTTATATCCGCTCAAACTTGCAGAAGAACTACTACTCGTTGCAGTAGCTCCTCTTTGAAAGCCTCGTGGATTTAAATTATTAACAAAATCTCCTGTCACATTTGACTCTGAAGTTATAGTGACAGATGGATTTGCTCTCATAAGTGTTTGAAAAAAAACATTGATAGCACAATAACTCCAATGAGAGGTTACTGCTCTATTATAGTAAAACATACTACCACCAGAATATTCGTCATAATATCTTTTACATCTTATTTCATTCACATCATAAGGTAAGAACTCAAAGTCACTAGCAGATGTACCGACTTCTAGTTGTACTCCTGTAAGATTTACATAGTCATCAGTTGAACCACCAAGTCCTGCAATATTATTATCAGCATAGTTTCCGTCTACAGGATTTTGCCATGTATTAGAAACTGTACCACTTCTCAATGCAGAAGCAGTTCCAAACCACCAATACACTTCTAGTTCTTTGGTATTGCCATTATCAAAACCATAAGATGTATCTCCCGCAAAAGTTATTGTTTTCTTTTCCCAAGTATTTGCTGAGTCTACAGTGTAGTTGTAACCAACCAATCTTTCTTGAGTAGAATTAACATTTTTTAAAGTAAGTGTGAAAGTTCCTGTTTTATTTGTTTTAATCCAAAAACTAAATGTAATTGATTTAGCAGAAGAAGTTCCATAAGCAAGATGCTGTAGGTGTTGTCCTTCCATATAATATTTAATACTTACTTCATCAGAGTTAGCAGTTCCCGCTGAAGTACAATCCATTTTAAATGAATTAACAAATCCTTGTCCTGTAGGTACATCGGTAGACTGTGAAATAGTCCATGTTCCTGTGTCTGTCTGGCTTCTCCACCTATCACAAGCATAATATCCGTCAGTAGTAGTTACACCAGAAGTAGAAGTACCCCTCTGTGCAATAGACATATCACCATTGATGATGAGGTTACGGAAGTTTACCCCTTGATTAGATGCGTCTGCACCTAGTCCACTAAAA